TAACGTCTCGCGCTGCAGCTCGATGATCGTGCGATCTTTCTCCTCAATCCGCTGCTCAGCGCGCATGTAGAGGCGCAACATCAAGCCGATGAACGCCAAGCACACCAGCACGATGATCGGGCTGCTTTCGATCAGTCTTTCCATCATTGTGATGCTATCGTTGTTCATTGGTCGCCTGCCTTGCGAATCCGCCTTTCATTGCAAAGATCGCGCGGATACAACGCGTCCAGCGCGCCGCTGGCCCGACGGCCTATCGCGATAGCAGGCATGGTCGCCTCCGTTGCGCTTTGTGCGGGATTGCGTGCCTTGCCCTAAACGCATGCACCACGGGCAGGGTTTGACCGCGCTCATCGGCACGGCAGGCACGCTTGGTGTGCTCGGTCGTCCCGCGCGACCGCCCGGAAGGCCCGTGGCAATCAGATACGCCGACAAAACGCTCTCCACGCCACGCCGATTGCATCGCGCTGAGCGTGCTGGACGACGAGCGTGTCGGCTCCAATATTGAAGGTGTCGTCGGCTGCGAGGCTTGGAACGTCGCCCACCGCAACAGTAAGCACGTCGGTCGCTTGAATCACCGCAGTGTCGAAGACGCCTGCGACCTGATCCGGTGACGAGCGGACCACGCGCACGGCGGCGGGTGGTCCGACACCACCCGCGCGCCATGTTGCGTCGGTTGCGATATGCGGATCGCCAAGGATGTCGCCCAGAGCCGCAGCGAAAAGGCTCATCTCAGTTTGAGGAGAAGAGCCGCACCGCAAGCCGAGGCCGCTTGTTCACCGGCAGGATCGACGCTTCGGTCTTCACCTCGATCACGGAGCCATCAGGACGCGCAAGCTGACGAGCGTAGATCGGCAGCCCGACCGTGTTGACCGTCTCGATCAGGTTTGCCGGAGCTCCGTAGGTCACGAAGGTGTCGATCGTGCCCAGCGGGAACGCAATGCCTTCGTTCGTCGGGATCAGTTTCTCAGTCGCGCCAGTCGCAAGTGTCACGGTCGCGTTGTACTCTTCGAACATGATACCGGCGAACGGGAACCGCTGGCGCGTGTCGTCACGCAGCGGCTGCGCTCCAGTGGAAGCGTAGTACTTGTAAGCTTCCTCGACCTTCGGATGGCTGATGAGCTTGTCGAAGAACTCCGGGCTGACCAGCGCGTGCACACTGGTCATGCTCTCGCCCTTCAACTCTTCCTCGATCCTGCGCAGCACCTCGCGCACCTTCGCTTGCACGTTGGTTGTTGGTGTGCCGAGGACGAAATCCACGCTGATCTGCGTAAGGCCAAACTCAGTGAAGTAGTTGTAGAGCGTGGTTCCGGCACCGTCCTTCACCACGCCTCGGAGCGCGTTTACCTCCATATACTCGCGCGTCTGCGCATGCTTAATCCGCATGCGCGTAAGCTTCCGCTCCATCACAGTCGCGAGCGGATCAGCCGCGTCAGAGACGCCGAAACCGCGCACGCCCTGAATGTCCTGCGGCGTGATCACGTCATCATGCGGAATCCACGGCACGACAAATGAGCGCATGGACCGCGTGTCACGATTTGCGACCGTGGCAGGGCCGCCAAGCTGAACAGACGGAAGCAGGTTCAGAACGCCTTCGATCTGCTCGATAACGACGGTTCGCTGCGTGATGCCTTCAAAACGGAACAGACCAATCTGCCCAAGACGCGTATAGACATTGGGGATGATGTTGATGGCCGCCGTCATCTCGGCAAGCGAGTAACCGCCGGCATCGAAGGGATTGACCATTACGGGCATGTTTTGACTCCTTTAGCGCGAGGGGTGGGTTGATGACAGCGCTTAGGCGGTGTCACGCGGAACGATACCGGCGTAAACAAGCTGGCTGTATTTGGCGTTGCGCTTCGCCGCGTCGTTTACTGACGCATCAAACACCAGCTGGTCCTTAGCAACAATGGCAGGCCCACGTGCAACCACCACGCCCTTCGCCTGGCCGGCAGTTGCGTCAACCGCCTCTAACAGCACGGCTACGGCCACCTCAGCGCCTTCATCGCCAGCCACGACAGCGTGCGGTGACAAACGATAAACGCCAGACGCTGTGATCCTGCCGAGCACCGAACCCGCCGCGTAGTTCGTGCCAGCCTTGAGCGTAACGACCTCGCGGTTGTAGCTCGAGTGCAGCTCGTACTTGAGCAGATCGCCGAGCGTGGGCTTCTGAGTGAGAACAGGCATTGCAGGTCTCCTTATGAGTGCTTTGTGACAGCCGCCGCACGCTCAAGCGCACGCCGGACGATCGGGCTTCCCGACAGATTGTCCGCCGACGGATTTGGCTTAACAGCCACGACCGCACTTGCCTCCGCGCGTGCAGCAAGACTGTCAAGCACAGAGCGGCGCAGCGCGTGAGCAGTGATGCCGCGCCGAATAGCGTCGGCTGCATCCACCGCAACGCCGAGACGCGCAGCTTGCGCGGCGATCTCGACAATCTCCGCAGCCGCAGCGCGCGCAGCCTCGTCCGATGGTCCCGGCGCAGGCTCCGGTGACGTTGGCGCAGGCTCCGACAGCGCGGTCGCAGTATCCTGCTGCTCGACTTCGGTTTGTTGAACGTTGTCAGGCTCGGCCTGATCGGTCATCTTCAACCTCCTACGATCGTGGGTTGCCGAACTGCGCCGTCGCGGCGTCGGCGCAAAGATCGCAGTCATGTCAGACAGCGCAGTCTCGACGGTGCCCATACGATCGGCCAGACCGATGGAGATGCCTGCGCGGCCGCGATAGATCGCCGCATCAGTGGCGCGCACTGTCTCTGGCGTCAGGTTGCGGTTGCGCGCGACTACGTCGACCAACTCGCCGTAGAGCGCATCAACGTCCGCCTGAATCGCTTCGCGCGCTGGGCTGGACAGCGGTTGATGCGGATTGCCGTCGAGCTTGTGCGCGCCAGCATAGATGAAGGTCCAGCTGATACCAGCCTTTGCATCAGCTCCGCTCTGATCAACATGCGCAGCAACGATTCCGATCGAGCCAACTTCGCCAGTCCGCGTGACGTAAATGCGATCTGCTGCACTGGCGATAGCATAGGCCGCCGAAGTCGCGCTATCGCTAGCGACCGCCCACAGTGGTTTGCCAGCGGCGCGACGCGCCGACACCAAACGATCGACAAGGTCAAACATGCCTGCGACTTCGCCGCCTGGAGAGTCAATCTCCATCACCACGCCACGCACCGCCGAATCGGCAAGCGCGTTCTCGATGATGTCGCCGACCTCGCTGTAGACTGACGCGCCGAACAGTTCAGTCAGCCAGTCACCGCGCGCGACCAGTGGTCCCAGCACCGGCACCACCGCGATGCCAGCATCAGTGACCGCATAGCCGCGCGAGCGCTTGGGCTTACTGGTCTGCGCTGCAGGTTCAACGTGACCAGCCGCAAGCATTGCTTCGAGCGCGCGCGGCGCGATCGCCATCGGTTGGCTAGTGAACCGAATAAGCGCTGTTTGCAAAGACGTCATGTTTCCTCGTCTTCATCCAGTTGCGGCTCGTTGTTGTCGTTGCCCGCAGCCATGCTCCCGGCGCCCGGCGTTGATGAGAAAACCAACCCAAGCCGTTGCTCGCGCGCGCGATCAGCAGCGATCTCCGCATCGACCTGTTCCGCGTCGTAGCCGCGTTCAGCCAGCGCTTGCGTGCGGCTTTTAAAGCCTGCCCGCACCTGCTCAATCTCTGCGCGCACGTCTTTCAGCGGATCGATCCAATCCCATCGCGGCGGCAGCCAAGAGCACGCAAGCCATTCACGACGACGCTCTTCGTAGTCTGGAAGATCAAGCGCGCCCGCCATCACAGCGGTGTCCATCCAGCGCACCCAGACCTGTCGGCAAAGCTGCCAGACGATCACGGCATGCTGATAAGCCTCGACGCGGCGGCGAAACTCCAACAGCGCCAGCCGCGAGTTGGAGTAATTTGCCTTCAACATGTCGTTCGACAGATATGCATACGGAATTCCGAGCGCCGCTGAAATCTGCAGCAGCGTTCGATACTGGAACGGCTCGTAGGTCTGGCCGACATCAGCTGGTGTCGAGGTTTGAATCTCCTCGCCAGGTGCCAGCATGACAATCTGGCCGGGCTGCAAGTCTAGCTGCCGCTCGCCGGTCGCATCGCTTTCGGCCACATCAAACGGCTCAGCTGGCGCTGGCGTTGTAATGAACAACGCATGCATCGCTGCGGTCTTTTTCCGGTCCAGTTCCGCGTCGTCGTATAGATCAAGCAGGAAAAGCTTGACGATGGCTGGCGCAAACCGAGAAACACCGCGCAGTTGTCCAGCCTCGACCGGATCGATCACGTGGATCACTTCCGAAGCCGGCACACGCACCTTCTCGCCCGCCATCGCCGGATCGGTGGTATCGCCAGGATGGCGGCGCAAAAAGTGATAGGCAACGCGGCGACCGATGCGGTCGAATTCGATGCCCTGGCGAATGACGTTGCCGCTCGGCAGCACTTCGTTGTGGTTGAGCGGCAGCATCTCCGACGGCAACATCTGGAGCTGCAGCGGCACAACAAGCCCGTCTTCCGGACGACGCGGTCGGAAGCGCACAAACACTTCGCCAGCGATGAACACCTCGCGCGCGACCCGACGCTGCTGACCATAAAAGTCAGTGAAGCCCTCCGCATCGCTCTCGTCAGTCCACTCGAGCCAAAGCCGCTGCACCTGGGCTTTGATCTCGCTGTCAGCAATCAACGATGACGGCGTGATGCCGTTGCCGACCACGTTGCCGGCCCAAGACTCGATAGCGTTCGCCGCATAGCCGTTATTGCGCACAAGCCAGCGAGCACGCGCAGTGATGTCCGCTCCTGCCGCAGCAATGAGCGCGTTAAGATGCGCTCGGGTCGGCTGGAAATGGCGCAGCCGACGGTTGTTATGCGCAGCCTCGAAGCCGCCGATACAGGCACCGACACGCCGACGCCAGCGCGAGAGTGTGGATAGCATCTGATGCTACAGTCCCTTGCTGGCGGTGGTGCGAACGATGCGCCGCCGCGCACCAGCAGAGGCATCGGCGATGCGACGTTCAAGATCCGCGATTGCTGCAGCCATCTCCGCGTCCGAAGCGTAAGTAATCCGACGACCGTCGATATCGACAACTCGCACTCCACGCCAGCGCGCTTCAAGCAGCGCGTCTCGACGCGCCTTCATCTGCTCGATCGTCACGATATTACCTCAGCGCATATAAGACGGCGTGAACACGCGCCAACCACGCGATGCGCGGCGGCGAAGCACACCGGCAGAAGGTAGCACGAGATCAGCCGCCTCCGACTGCTCGATCGCCGAGTCCGACACGTCATCGCGATGCTCAGGCGCGACAGTACGCTCATCACGCAGCCCTACCTGCGCTTCAAGATCGCGCCACGTCGCTTCGGTCCAGCGATCCGCACCGGCGATCCAGGCCGCTGCGCGAGCATACACGCGGCAGTCGAGGACCTCGTTGCGTTCCCTTAGCTTCTGCCACTCGAGCTTGGTGAATCCGCGTTTCGTGCGCACGCTCACCAGCTGCTCGGCGACCAGTTGCTTCACCCATTCCGCTTCCATTCCGCGCGGCAAGTGAATATAGCCCGGCGGATAGCTGCTACCGGAAGCCAGCTCCTCATCCGTCGGCCGACTCAGTCGCAGAAAGCGATAGGTTTCACTCTTGAACGTCGCGACAGCGATCGTCCAAAGCCGCGCACCACGGCGCAGCTTGCGTCCGCCCTCAGTCACATCGACATAGCTCGGCCCGATGACCGGCGCGATGCGATTGAATCCATCAACGCCCTTCACCAGCACGACCTGGGCATGACCAGCGCGGCGCGCCCAGGAATAGACTTCCGGCGCTTCGTATCCGGTGTCGATGGCAAGCTTCGCCAACCCAAGGTTCGGCCCGTTGGCATGCGGCCACGTGCGACTTAACAGCGTCGTCAACTTAGCCCATGTCTCAGCACGCTCGGGACCGCCATCAATCACCACGTGGTCGACGAACCAGCTCTCAAGGCCGCGCCCCCAGGCCCAGATCGAGACCTCGATGCGGTCGCGCTGCACGTCGGCTCCAGCGGTGAGGAACAACCCACCAGCAGGCACAGTACCAATCGGCCAGTCCTCACGCCGCTCGTAGAGCCTTTCCCAATCCGGCGCTTCACCACGATCCTGCCAGGTCTCGCCGAGAGCCGTCATCACCCAGACCTTCAATCGTTCTGGGTGCTGCTTCGCTTCAAGAAAGTCCCGCACCG